GTGTAAACCCTACTGAACTAGGTCGTGTATTGGGCAACGCTGTTGCACAAAAGTATGACGAAGCAGTTGTAGTTGAATTGTTAACTGCTACTACAACACAATTAACTGACGCAACTATCAACCCATTGTGGGATGCTGCTGCAACTATCCGTCAGGCTGGTGAAATGGGTCAGTTAATGGCTATCGTTTCTCCTGCTTACGCTGCTGTTCTTATGAAAGCAATCGGTGGTGCTGCATTCGCTGGTGGTGATTACCAGACTGAAGCACTACGTAACGGTTTTGTTACTAAGGTTGCTGGAATCTCTGTATTCCAATCTGCACACATGACTGGTTTAGGTGTTGTATTTGGTGCTGACGCAATGCGCACTGCATCACAAGGTGGACTTGACATGGAAATGCAACGTCGCGCTGAAGCAGTTGGAACAGACATTGTTGCATCTTACGCAGGCGCTGCTGGTCTTATTGACCAATCACGCATCGTTGAACTAGTATAAGTTTAACACATATATCGGGGGTCGCAAGATCCCCTATTAACGGAGATTATAATGGCATTTGCTACGAACGATGATTTAACAGTATATATTCATGACATCTTTGATCATGGTGTATCAGATTGGAGCGATGAACTTGCTTTAGCGGAAACCGATGTTACTAATCAAATTAGGATTAGGTATTGGGATAAGTTTGAAGATAAGGCTCAGTTTGATAAGACCAAATTGGTTGAGACTCAATGGAAACCTGCTACTGTATATCGTGCCTTGAGTGCATACATCTTACCTAAGTTATCAACATATAGAATTGATGATACCTTTATGGAACAGACTGCATTCTATAAGACACAATACGCAGAAGAGATCAATACACAGTTTCAACTAGGTATTGAATACGATAGTGATGGTGATGGTGCTATAACAGCGTCAGAAGTTACCACTATGACACAAACAAGGTTATATAGATAATATGAGTAAAAGGGAAAACATAGTAAAAAGGTTTTACGAAGTTGCGAAAGATCAACGAAGCGTTAAATTCAATACAGTGGTAAGGGATCCGATAATTGCGGAAGAATTACCAAGGACTGGGTTCCCTGCTGCTTACCTTGAATCTTCAAATGAGGAACGATTAAACATTACTAAAACTCTACGTGAATGCAATATGGACATTGCAATTGTCATTACCGTAAATGGTAAAGATAGAGACACACAGAGAAATGTTGCAATTGAAGCAATTGAAGAATCAATCTATAATGATACAGAAATTAATTCGTTAGTAAATAGCATTGAATTAACAAACATAGATATAGTTGACTTAGGTGAAGCATCACCATTCGCTACCGTTAGGGTGACGTTTGGTGTGACCTATTGTTATACTGTATAAATAGACTAAATTAGGAGATAAAATTTATGTCATGCACAGCAGGCAAGAACGGAGTATTAAAGGCAGGTGGTTCAGCTATCGCTCAACTTACTTCTTATTCAATTTCAGAAACAGCGGACACAACCGAATGCACGCACTTTGACTCTTTGAGTTATCGCGAACATGCAGTTACGTTCAAATCATGGGACGGTTCTGCCGACCTAGTATGGGATCGTCAAGATGGTGATATCGTAGTTGGTAACACCTACGTATTAGACGTATTCCCAGAAGGTGACGACACAGCAACTGATTGGAAGATCAGTGGTAGTGTTATCATAACTTCATTCGCACTTACAGGCGCTACAGAAGACAACGTTTCGGGATCAATTGCATTCCAAGGCACTGGTGTTCTAACGCGCGGCGTAGAAGCGTAAAGTAACCTATGCCCAATCAAAGCAAAATCACAATGAAAGATTTACGTGCCGAGATTGGGCATGATTTCCAAAAGTATGTAGATGACTTCTTTAGGTCATTAGTAAAATTAACCCCAGTAGATACTGGTCGCGCAAAACGCGGTTGGGTCAAAAAATATAACAACCAAATAGGTGAGAAAACTTCTTACGTATTGTTCACCAACAGAGTGCCTTATTCGGCAGTGTTGGACAATGGACACAGTAAGCAAGCACCAAACGGTATGTATAACCCCACATTAAAAAGAACGAGGCAAGCAAGATGAGCATATTAGACAAAGCAACAGCACACTACAAAGCACAATTATCAGGCAGTTTACAATCATTTGAAGTTCCTGAATGGGAAACAACCATTTACTTTAAAGGTATTACTTCAATGGCAGACGAACAGCGAGTATTAAAACTCCATTCTGAAGGTAAATTAGCAGAAGCACTAGTTGAATCAATCATATCAAAGTCATGTGATGTAGACGGGAAGAAGTTATTCAAGTCTGCTGATAGAATTACATTGATGCATGAAACAGACCCAGTTGTATTAATGAAGGTTGCTGGCGAACTCAACGGCACTGCTGAATCAGATGAAGATTTGGGAAACTAATAAAGGATAAAGAATTATTCTTTATCTTTCAAATAGCAGAACAGATGCATACTAGCGTAGAGTGGGTGTTGAATAATGTTAGTTCATTAGAACTTCGTTCATGGAACTTGTATTACAAACACAAGTCCGAATTAGCCAAAAGGAAATAAGCACATGGCAGATTATGATATCATTATCAAAGCCCAGGATAAAACTGGCAATACTCTTAAAAACGTAGATAAGAACCTCAAGAAAATAGAAAAGTCATCAGGCGGTGTAACCAAAGCACTTGGTCTGGCTAGTGGCGCACTTGCAGCATTGGGTGCAGGTCAAGTATTAAAAGGCATTGTAGATCAATATCGTGCGTTTGAAAAATATCGCACAGTATTAGCAGTTTATACTGGATCACAAAAAGCAGCAAACAAAGAACTTGATCGTCTTAAAATACTTGCTAAGTCTTTGCCACAAGACCTGTCAGACTTAACCGAAGGCTTTGTATTATTAAAGTCTCGTGGTATTGACACCTCTAGCAAGGCTTTATCAGCATTCTCAAACATAGCAACAGCCAACGGTAAGTCAATGACTCAGTTGGGTGAAGCAGTTGCAGACGCACTTACTGGTGAGTTTGAACGTATGAAAGAGTTTGGTATTAAAGTATCAAAAGAAAATGATAAGTTCGTTGCTGACATTGGTAATGGTCAATCTATCATTGCAAACTCTTCTCAGGAATTAGTTAACAAACTTCAAGCACTTGGTGAAGTTGGTGGCAAGTTCGGTAGCGCAGCAGCAGAAAACAACAAAACATTAAACCAATCATTTAGTAACCTAAGTGGTTCAATATTCTCTACCTCAGTTGTAATTGGTGAAAAACTTCGCCCAGAAATGAAAAAAGCAATTGATCAACTTACTGTGTGGATTGACAAGAACGATGAACTCGCTGAAAACATAGGCGTAGGTCTTGGTGAAGCAGTTCGTGCAGTTGGCGCAGGTATTACAATACTAGCAGACAATATAGACTTAATAAGACAAGCAGCAATTGCATACTTGGGAGTTCGTTTCGCTGGTGCTTTTGTAAACCTTACTGTAAGAATGTCATCCGCTGTCAAACCAGGACAGGCGTTGGTTGGTATGTTTGGAACAATGGGCAAAGTAGTCAACACTGTTGTCACTGGTCCTTTACTGAAACTAGCAACAATGCTTGGTAAAGGTGGTATGATAGGCATCGCAATTACTGGGGTGTTATTCTTATTTGACAAATTTAAATTAGATATGTTTACAATAGGTGAGTCTTCAACCAACATGGCTCGTCTTGTTAATGGTGCATGGCAATTAATAGTTCAAGGTGCAACTACAGCAGTTGAATACTTGTCTGGTTTATGGAACACATTTAGCGAAGGGTTCAGCAACATATTCTTGAACGCAGAAAATGTGTTTGGAAAAACAATGTCAGCAATTGCAGACCTTGCCAAAAAGTATATTAACTTCGTTATCGGTAACTGGGTAGCGTTTGGTAAAACAGTATACGCTATTATCACAAACTTCCCTAAGTGGTTTATGGATTCAATGAAAGGTATGTTGAAGATAGCAGACGACTTTGGTAAAGCAGTCGTTGAAAAGTTCAGCAATATTGGAACAGCATTAAAACAAGCAATGGCTGGTGATTTCGCTGAGGCTTGGGATACCATTGGTAAAGAAAGTGCATTCTCATTTGAAAAGAGTTGGAATAGCGCATTTAAGAACTCAACTGGTTTATTAGATGGTGTTGACTTTGAAGAGATATACGGAACAGACTACCTAACTGGTGGTATTGACTATGTTAAAGCAAAAGCAGAAGATGTCGTAAAGATATTAAATAACGCATCTATTATGCCAAGAATGGGAACTGGTAGCCCTACAGCGGGCGCGCCAATTCCAGCACCATCATCTTCAACATCAGCGGTAACAAGTGATAGTGATTCAGATTCTAATACCAATACCGAACTAGAATACACGAATGCGTTGTTTAAAAAGCAATGGGCAATTAAGAAAGCACTCACAGCACAAGAAAAAGCAGTCGAAAAACAAGAAAAAGCAACAGCAGCAGCAGTAAAGAATAATATAGCAGCATATAAAGAATATGGTGTTATACGTTCAGAAGCAGCAGAATCTGCTAAAGCAAATGCAGATTTGATTGCTGGATATTGGGAAGATTTATCAAAAGACATGTCTTCTAGCATAACAAAAGGTATTATGGATGGTAAAGGATTGTTTAACTCATTCGGTAGTTACCTAGAGGGTTGGGCAGACAAAGTTCTCAATACAATAATAGAGGAGATGCTTATTCAACCAATGATCAGCCAAATGGGTTCATGGTTAGGTGGTGCCAACGGTGGATTGGGACAAGCAATCGGTGGTGGAATGACTGGTGGTGGTTTTGACATTGGCAGTATATTCGGTGGCATTGGCGATCTATTCGGTGGTTTTGACATTGGCGGTATATTCAGTGGTTTCTTCGCAAATGGCGGTTACATACCAAGTGGTCAAGTCGGCATTGCTGGAGAAGCAGGCGCAGAGTTGATTACAGGACCAGCAAACGTTACACCATTGAATGGTGACATGGGATCTGGTGG